ATGGAAGCAATGTTGGAAGAAAAGCGAGCGAATGGCAACCAGTAATGGGGGCAACTCACCCTCATTGTCAGTGTGTATGGCAAGTAATGCCAGATGGATATACCTTTGATAAAGGAAACCTAGTAAAAGGTGATTAGATGGCAAAATTCGATAGTAAAAACATAAAAATAAGAGGTAATAGCTTAAACGCCAATAGATGGCTAGAAGCTATACCTAAAAGAGAAGTAGACAATTCAGATTATACTTTTGTAGGTATAGGCGGATATAGGGAAAAAGGTCAATCATTAAACTTTGAAACCTTAAAAGAAGTAGCTAAAAAGGTAGCACCTATAAGTGCAATAGTAAATACAAGAATAGACCAAATAGGGGCCTTTACTAAGCAAGCTAGGTTTGATGAAGATGGTAGAGGATTCAAAGTTAGACCTAAAGACCTTGATGCAACTATTACCGATAAGATGCAAGAGGACATTCTATTCTTAGAGGACTTTATTCTTAATTGTGGAAGTACTGATGATGCTTTAAGAGAAAACTTTGATACTTTTCTAAGAAAGATAATGCGTGATTCCCTTATACTAGACCAAATAAACTTTGAAATAGTAAGAGGTATGAATAACAAGCCTTTAGCCTTTTATGCAGTAGATGCAAGCACTATAAGGGTAGCTAGAGAAGATGATAAAGAAGACTTTGCCTATGCTCAGATAATAGACGGTAGAGTAGTAGCAGAATTTGAAAAAGATGAGTTAGTACTTGCAGTAAGAAACCCTAGAACAGATATAAATACCTATCCTTATGGATTTAGTGAAATAGAATCCATATTAAAGCAACTTAGTTCATACCTAGAAGCTGAAGACTATAACATGAGGTTCTTTAAACAAGGTGGTATGACTAAGGGTATTTTAAACATTAAAAGTGATCCAAACGGAGTAGGAAGCCAATCCACCCTAGAAGACTTTAAAAGACAATGGAGAACACAGGTAACAGGTCAAAATGGAGCTTGGAAGATTCCAGTCTTACAACTACCAGGCGATGTTGAATTTATAAACGTTGCTCAAAGTGGCGGTGAAATGGTCTTTGAAAAGTGGGTAAACTACTTAATCAATATTTCATGTGCAGTTTATAGAATAGATCCAGCAGAAATCAACTTCCCTAATAATGGTGGAGTTGGTGGAAATGGCGGTGGAATATTTGAGGGTAGCAATCAAGCTAAATATCAAAACTCTAGAGACAAGGGACTATATCCACTGTTACAATTCATTGAAAACATTATAAATAAATACATAGTAAGCCAGTTTAACAATGACTATGTATTTAAGTTTGTAGGTCTTAATGAAAAATCTGAAGAAGAAAGACTACAAATAGATAAGGATAGAGTAGCAACCTATATAACTGTAAACGAATTGAGAAAAGAACAAGGTCTTAAACCACTAGAAGCAGGGGATATTATACTAAACCCTTATTACTTACAAGCAATGCAAGCAGGGGGCGGTGGTGGTCCTGAATTTGACTTTGAAGATGATACTGATAGCTATGATGATGAAGATGTTCAATATGAAAATTCTAATGAGGACGATGTTATAAACACAGAAGATGAAACACTTGATAATGAAGAAGATGTAGCGAAGTCAGAAGATATTATCATTATTGAAGAAATTTAAAATAAAATATAGAATGATTAAAAGGAGTAGAGCATGAAGTTTAAAGTAACCAGGAATGAACCACTTGAAAAAGCTATGAATAAAGCTAATCTGGTACTTGTAGAAGTGCCAGTTAACACCAAAAAAGGTCAACACAGATCACACAGATGGAAAAGAGCAATAGATGCACTAGACCAATTATTCGAAGACTTGGGTAAAAAGGCAAATTCTGAAGATATAGCTTTTATAGATAAAAATACTAATAAAAAAGTTGATAAGAACGAACTTATAAAAGACTACAAGAAGAGAGCTAAGAAAGAGAATAAAACACTTCAAACTTTTGTAGCTGAAAACTATAAGGTATCAACTAAAGAAAATGGCAAAGAGGAAGAGTTAACAGTAAAGAATAAAAATACTGGTGACAATAAATCTAGCGATACCGAAGATATAAAAGAAACCGAAGCACCGAAAGAAAAAATAGTCACAATGGCTGCTAGGAGCAAATATAAACAAGAACATTTCTATGGTACATTTAAATGCGGTCATGAAGGTGATTTATATACTGGTAGGTATTCTGAAGAATATAGAAAACAAGCAGCCGAAGATAAATTTGATCACGAACTTTGTCCTCATTGTCAACAAAAGAAAATAGAAGAGGAAAGAGAACAAGAAAGGGAAGAAGCAAGAAAAGTAGCAGGTGAATTAAAATTACCTGAACTTCAAGGTTCAGAAAAACAAATTAATTGGGCTTTAAGTATTAGAAATAAAGTTGTAGAAGATTTAAAACCATCAATCGACTATGCAAAAAAACTTCTTGCAGATGATCCATCAAATAACATAGCAAAAGCCTATGTGGAGATGGGTGAAGATTTCTTAAACATCACAGATTCTTCTAAATGGATTGATTATAGAAAACTTGATTTTAAAGATGTAATGGTAAACATCATAAGTGGGTATGATTGGAGAGATATTTCGTGGTATGGTACATTTCTTTCAGATGATAGAAGACTTGATAAAAACTTCTTATTTGATTATAAATCACTACCTAAGTTTGAAAATGTAGAAGCAGAAAGAAATAAAAAATACTTATGTGATTATATAAACGATGGTATCAAGAATTATCTGAAAATGACATTAAATAAAGAAGAAACTTATTCAAGTGAAATGGCAAAATGGATAAACGAATATCAAAGTATAGCAGAAAACACTAATGATGAACTATTTTATGAATCTTTAGAAAGTGATGATTTCTATATATTAGGTGCAACGAAAGACTACAGAGGAAAACTTCTTGGTGGTAATGACCACGAAGCAAACCTTAAAGCTTACAAACGAAGGAATGAAATTATCAGAGATTTCTTAAAAGAAAAAAAGAAAGAAAATCTAACAAATAAAGAAATAGAAGCATTAGATAACTTCCTTAAAGGTTGTGTAACAACATCAGGGTATAATGAATTTTACCCTGAAGCTAATATAAAAACACTTGCTGAAAAATTAGTTAAAGCATATGGCAAGCTTAACGATAGACAAAGAATAGATAAATTAGCAGCAAAAGGTGGACTAAAAAGATTAGGAACAAAGAAAATTGAATCTAAGGGAGAATATAAAAAGACTTCTAACTTTGAAGATTTAAGAACTAATCTTGAAAAACTTAAAGGACTTCATACAGATACAGTTGCAAGGGCAGCTATGGATATGGCAGGAATTGATGCACCTTTATATGTTAGAAGAAATGATAGAAACATAAAATTATCGCCAACCTCTACATGTGCTGGTTATTGTCAATATGATTTTAATGGAAATGTTAAAGAAATAGCGGTTTCTGATTTTACAAGTGATAGAGCACATTCATACAAGACAACAATCCATGAAGTAATGCACGGACTACTTGCACAAACTTACACAAAGGACGGAACTTCATTAGCACCAAAGATGAATAAAACCTTTAATGAAGGTATTGTTGAAATGGTAGGTATGGCTTCAATGAAAAAAGCTTATGGTAAAGAATATAGAAGCCGAGATAGAAGGTCTTATGTAGATTATGTAGTTGATACTTGCTTAAGACTAAAGAGAATGGACGAATTTAAAGGAAAGACATTTAGTCAAATATCTGATACCTTAGGTAATGCTGCTTTTAATAGAGATGGCAATACTCTATCAAGGGTTAATGACCATTTAGAACAATCTTATAGAGATAACCCTGGTATGTGCAGCCTAAACGAAGGTTATAACGATGTAGATAAAATGGAAAAGTCAGCTAAAAAAAGATTTGCCGATGAACACAATGGTGATATGACTAACTTTGAAAAAACACAGATAGCAATGTTAGTAGATAGACTTAAAAACACAGACTTCACACTAGAACAAGCATTAAAGAGTGGTCAATATAGAGAATTAGCAGCAATTCTGATTTACAACATGCTTGAAGATGAAGATGATGAGTTATTAGGTTTATTATAAGGAGTAAAAGATGGAAAACTTATATATATTAATTGAAAATGCTCTAAAGGAATTAAAGGATCCAAGCAAAGAACAAGAAGTTAGTTTAATTCTTGAAGGATTAAGGTCAGATGTAATCATTGACGATATGACACCTGATGTACAAGTTATAACTGAACTTAGAAACATTGGAGAAGATGATATAGTTGATAAAGTTCTTCTGCCCTTCTTTGCAGTTAATCAAATGGTAGAAGATTACCAAGAACAAGAATAAATTATAAAAATTTAATAACCAGTTTTAAGGCAAGTGTAAAAGCTTGCCTTTTTTATTGCAAATTTCTTATGAAAGGGGGATAGAAGATGAAGTTCACTATACCTATGCAAATAAAGAAGTCTCAATCAAACAGTGATGAGATGAGGATATGCGGTCTTGCAAGTACACCAGATATAGACAGGCAGAATCAAAGTATTCTTCAAAGAGGGTTGGATATTTCAGAATTTTTAAATTATGGATTTTTTAACTTAGACCATGATAATTCTGTTATCTTAGGATACCCCGACAAGGACAAAACAAGAATAACTGATGATGGCTTATATGTTGAAGGTACATTGCTTGATACACCACAGGCTAGAAGTATTTGGGAAAGTGCAGTAGCACTTGAAAAGTCAAATACTAGTAGAAGACTTGGATTTTCAGTAGAGGGAAAGATTTTAAAGAAAGATAAGAATAACAATATATTAAAGGCTCAAATTTATAACGTAGCCATTACCCCTAATCCAATTAATTTTGTCATAACTGCACTTATTCCTTGATTAGTTTTTTCTGCAAAATCTTTTACAGTTAAGGGAGCTTTGATTTTAATAGACCCTTCTTCACTATGGACATGAGATTTATCTTTATTTTTTTGCTTCTTCT